TCAATGGAGCAAAAATTACAGTGGCCGGATCGCGAAGGGTATCATCGCCATTGGTTCAATGATGATCCGGGCCGGCTGATCCGGGCGGAGGAAGCCGGTTACACGAAGGTCAACGATGAGGACGGCAAGCCGGTGCAATGCGTGGTCGGCACCGCGCGGGGCGGCGGGCCGCTCATTGCATACTTGCACGAAACGCCTCAAGAGTGGTTTGATGAAGATATGGCGGCGCAGGAAGCCGTCGTCATGGACTTGAAAAGACAGATCGAGCGCGGCGAGTTCCAAAAGCCCGGAGGGGCGGACGGTGCGGCTCGGTATGTATCGCAAAGCTACGGTGGGATTTCCATACGGGAGTCGAACCGGAGGTAAAGACTAGCGGCGCTTCGGCGCCACGCGGGCACGCTGGCTAGGAACATCCGCCAGGGGCCGGCTTGATTTGTGGCTTCGCTTGGCCAGGAAACATCCGCCAGGGGCCGCTCTGAGACATATCCCCATCAACCCGCGCTGACGCGCGCCGGTCGGCCATGTGTGCCGCTCCCGGCGCCGCTCGCGCGCAAGCGGAGTGTTTGCCGGCATGGCGAACCCCAACACACCGTTTGGCCTGCGGCCATACGCGTACATGAGCGGTGCTCCCTACAATGGGGCCGTTCGCACTTACTATGTGCCAAGCGGCAACGCGACGGCGCTTTACCTTGGCGATCCGGTCGTCAACCTGAACAACAGTGCGGACGCGAACGGCGTGCCGGCTGTTGGCATCGCCTCCGCGGGCGGCGGCGCAAAGGTGCTCGGCGCGTTCATGGGCATCAGCAATAACGCCGGCCAGTCGATCATCACGTTGTTGCAGTCGCAAACGCCATACCTTGCGGCGTCGCAAGCGGCCTATGTGTACGTCTGCGATGATCCGTTCCTGTTGTACAACATTCAGGAGGATAGCGCCGGCGGGGCGATGGCGGCCGGTGCGGCAAGCCGCAACGCCGATCTCGTGGCGGGCGCGGGTAGCACGGTCACGTCGCAGTCGGGGTGGATGCTGGATAGCTCCACGCTGCAAACGACAAGCACGCTGCAACTCCGGATCATTCAGGCGTTGCAGGAAGCCGATAACGCGGTCGGCACGTATGCAAAATGGCTGGTCAAGATCAACCAGGGCATTTCGCAGTTCACCAACGCAACGGGCACCTAATCGCGGCCGGAAAGTAAAGGGTCAAATAAATGGCGACTATTACAACTGGCACGCATCCCAAGGCGCTTTGGCCGGGCATCCGTGCGTGGTGGGGACGCTCGTATAGTGAGCATCCGGTCGAGTATCTCGATCTATTCGACAAGCAAACGTCGGATAAAGCGTACGAGGAAGAGGTCGAAATCACGGGGTTTGGCTTGGCTCCGGTGAAGCCGCAAGGCGCGCAAACGTTCTATGATATCGAGGCGCAAGGCTCGATCTCGCGGTTCACGCACGTTGCCTATGCGCTCGGCTACATCGTGACGTATGAAGAATTGCGGGATGATCTCTATGAGGTCGTGTCGCGCCGTCGTGCGTCGCAGTTGGCGTTTTCGATGCGGCAGACCAAAGAGAACGTGCTCGCCGGCGTCTATAATCTGGCGTTCTCGGCCTCCGCGCTCGGTGGCGATGGCGTGTCGTTGCTGTCCACCTCGCATCCGACGCTCTCCGGCAATCAGTCGAACGTCGGCACCGCGGCCGATCTGTCAGAGGTCGCGCTCGAGAACCTCACAATTCAGATCATGCAAATGCAGAATAACCGCGGCATGCGCATTTCTGGATTGCCGATGAGCCTGCATGTTCCGCCGCAGTTGTTCTTTGAAAGCAACCGGGTTTACAATTCGGTGCTGCAAAATGACACGGCCAACAACGCCATCAATGTATTGAGGGCGACGGGCACCTTCCCGCGCGGGATCAAGGTCAATCACTACTTTACGTCGGCGACGGCGTATTTCATTCGGACCAATATCCCGAATGGGCTGACCTATTTCGAGCGCGACGCAATCAGCTTCGATCAAGATAATGATTTTGATACGAAAAATGCCAAGGCCGCTTGCTATGAGCGGTACTCGGGCTTTTGGGCTGATTGGCGCGCTCTCTACGGCAACCAAGGGGTCTAACGGAAAGCGGGCTTCGGCCCGCTTCGCCTTTCGTCGCACAGCGTTTTGACGCTCTGAAGGGGCAAAACTCAATGGCTGCACGTACTGCTTTCTGGGCTCCGGCACATCGCGTCATGGGGCGTGTCGCTCCTGGGTCTGGCGCTGCGGCGCAACCGCCGCTGATCTCGCCGTCACTCGATTGCGCCGGCACTGGCGTTCAGGACGCGCGTTTTCCGTGGAACACCGGAAGTTCGTCGTCGCTGCCGTCGGCGATCGGCTGGTATATGCCGGGCGGCCATCCGGTGCTCGATGTGGTGCCGGCAACTGCCACCACAACGTCGATCGCTGCGGCACAAGTGCCGGTGGCTGGCACGCCGCTCACGCTGGTCAATTCGTCCGCCGCCGGCATCGTGGTCTCGAATGCGGCATGGCTGGCGCTGCCGTCCGGCAACACCATCGCATCGGGCTCGTTGTTCGTGGATAGCGTGCCAACGTATCTGCAATTCGGCCTCACGACGGGCAACGAGTTCGGCAATACGTGGTTTTACGACGCGACTAAGATGCTGTCGCGCGCGGTGCGCATTCACTCGATCGGCGATGACAGCAACGCGACGTTTACCGTCGTGGGCTTCGATATCTACGGCTACACGATCACGTCCACGGTGACGGGCGCCACGGCGGGCAACGATGCCACGACGCTGAAGTGCTTCAAGGGCATTACCAGCGTCACGCCAGCCGGCACAGTGTCGGGCTCCAACGTCTCAGTGGGTCTAACCGATGTGGTCGGCCTGCCGATGTACGCGTCGGGTGCAAGCTCGATATGGGGCTTCTGGAACAACCTGATCATTACGGGCGCCGGCACATTCACCGCGGGTGTGACAACCGATCCGTCAACGGCGGCTCTGGGCGATGTGCGCGGCAAGTATTTGCTTGGCTCGGGGGCGGACGCCAGCAAGCGGTTGACGCTGTATCAACGGCCGTCGCTGTCGAACATGATCAGCGCGGGCATCAACGTCGGGATGTTCGGGGTAACGCAAGTCTAATCCGGAGGGCCGGCCAATGGCCGATGCTGTTACCTCGCAACTGATCGAAAATGGGCCGCGGCGCGTCGTTTATAAGTTCACGAACGTTTCCGACGGCACTGGCGAAAGTGCCGTGGTCAAGGTCAATGCGTCGTCAACCGGCCCGCTTGGCGTCGTGGTGCAAGGGCAGACCATCTATCCGACAACGCACATGAAAATTGTCGATCTCGTCTATGACGTGCGGACGATGGCCGTCCGCATGCAATGGGAAGCAACAACGCCGATCGACATTTTTATTGCGTCGGGGCAGGGCGCGGGGCCGTTCTCGCTGCTGGATAGTCGCGGCGGCTTTGGGGGCATTCCCAATGCCGCGATAGGAACAGCCGGCGTCACTGGCAGCATCTTGTTCAGCACGATCGGGGCGGCACTCAACGCGTCGTACACAATCATAATGACGCTGATCAAAGGGATACCGCAAACATGAGGCGCTATCTTCTTGCGATCGGTGCGCTCGCACTGGTGCTGGCGCAATCGGCATCGGCGCAGATTTTTGACAGCACGACGGGCCAGCAAATCATACAGTGCCCAACGTGCTCCGGTGTCGGCGCGACGCTATCGAATGTGATCGTGCAAGATGCGGTCACGTCGGGCAACACGATCGGCGTCAATGCCAGCAAGCAAGCGCAAGTTCTGCCGCAACCGTTCACGTCGGGCGGCTTGTCGGTGCTTCGCGCGCAAGTGGCGGCCAACACAACCTCCGTCGCGGTAAAGGCGTCGGCTGGGCAGCTTTACGGCATTGAGGCGTTCAATAATTCGTCCACGATTGCGTACATCAAACTGTACAACGCGGCGCAAGGGTCAACGACGTGTGGCGCCGGCACGCCGGTTTATCAGGGCATGATCCCGGCGGCGGCGGCGGGCGGCAACTATGTGTCGATGAACGTTTACGGTTTGCCGTTCGGAACAGCGATCACGGCATGCGTCACAACCGGTTTTGCCGACAACGACACGACGGCGCCAGCCGCAAGCACGTACGTCATCAATTACTTTTACAAGTGAGCGGTCGCTATGACGCTGACGAATTTCCCGAACGGGATCAAAACCTCTGAGGTCGTCACCGGCGGCAGCGGCGGCGGTAGCGCGAGCATCGTGTTCGCCACGGCAAATGCGAGCGGCAACACCGGCAGCGTCACGATCGAAAGCGGCAATTCGTCGGCTGGTGACTCTGGCGGTCTGACACTGCAAAGCGGCACCGCGGCCGGCGCGTCCGGGCTTGCACAACTGTTCAGCGGCAACGCATCAGGCGCCAGCAACACGGGCTCCGCGTGGCTCTACAGCGGCGATAACAGCGGCACCGGACAATCCGGGGACGTGTTCGTTGGCAGCGGCGCCACGCAATCGGGCACAAGCGGCCCGCTCGTCATGGGCACCGGAACATCGGCCTCCGGCAACAGCGCCCAAACGACGCTTTATACCGGCGACGGCACCGCATTAACCGGCGACATTGTGATTGGCACCGGCAACGCGTCGGCGGGCGATAGCGGCAACGTCGAACTGCGAACCGGCACTGCGTCCGGCACGCGTGGCAACATCGTGCTCGATGCGGCCGATATTGTCGGTCCAGCGGCTCCGGCGCGGCTGCATTTAGCTTCACAAGCCGCAACAGGCAGCGCTAACAGCGGCAACGCCGGGATCGAAAGCGGCGATGCCACGGCCAGCACTGGCAATAGCGGCAATGCCTTCCTGGGCACTTCCGATGCCGGCGGCAAGTCCGGCGATGTCAATCTCTATACCGGCGCATCGAACGGAACGGGGCAGGATGGCGGCTCCATCAATATAACGACTGGTGGCCCGACTGCTGGGGATGCCAACGGGGGCGATATCTCAATCACTCCTGCGAATGGACACGGCGCGGGTCGTGGCGGCCAAGTGTTGCTGATCAACATTCCAACCGCTGATCCGCACGTTGTCGGCGCGTTGTGGATCGATGCGGCCGCAAGTCGCGTCATCAAGTGCAGCAACGGATAAATGGCAAACGATCGGTGGTACAATCCCGGCGATTGGTATCAGCTTGACGATTTATCCGGGTTCAAAATTCGTGCCTCGAGGTCGCGTCGCATACCGGGCGGCCAGACCGGAAACCTGATCGTTGCTCCGGAACGCTGGGAGGCGCAGCAACCGCAAGATTTCGTCCGCGGTGTCGTGGATGATCAAACGGTTCCGGTGCCGCGGCCGCGCCAAACGAACCAATTCACCATCCTTGCAACCTTCGTCACTGCGCCGTCGGCGCGGCTTTCGTATGTGATCGAGGTCGATACCTCCGCCGGCTTCGCGGTCGGCAACAACGTGTACCTGATGCTGGATAACGGGGAGCAATTCCTAACCTCGATCGCGGGCATCGACGGCAACACGATTTGGCTCGGCACGTTCCTACCCTATTCGGTCGGCGGCAATCTCGGTGATCCGATCGAAAACACGCTGATATTCTACAATGACGGGCCGCCGGCCAGTACCGGCCTGTGGAATGATAGCGGCGTGCTCGCGTTGCTGTCGCCGGTCGGCTTTCCGACAAGCGATGCCGGGCTGTCAGCCGGCGACGTTTGGAACAACATGGGCGCTATTGCCGTGGTGGCCGGCGGCTCGGGCTCTGGGCAGTCGTACACGTTCGGCACTGTGACGGCGGGTGAACTGCTGTTCGCCGGCGCGGGCGGGCTCACAACGTCGCTGCCGGCGACGGCTGGGGCGATCTGGAACAATGGCGGGGAGCTCGCGGTCGCATGATGCGGTATCTGCTCGCGCTCGTGCTGACGCTGTTCGCTGGCGCGGCGGCTGCGCAAACCTATCCGACGCCAACTTACAATTGGGTCAACCTCAATCCGCAAAGCGGCACGCCGTCCACCGCGGCCAATGGCACGTGTTGGACGCAAAGCACGGGGTTCTTTTGCCAGTACAACGGCAGTGTGCACGGGCCGTTTGCGGTCTCGGGCGGCACAACGGCGCTGACGGTCGGCAGTAGCACGATCAGCGGCGGCACGTCCGGCCGGGTGCTGTATGACAATGCGGGCGTGCTCGGCGAATACACCGCGACGCAATTGACGGCGCAAATCAACGCGTTCTCGAGCACGCTTTCCGGCGCTGCGCCATCGTCCGGCGGCGGCACGTCGAATTTCTTGCGGGCAGATGGCACCTGGGCGGTGCCGCCGGGCACTGGCACCGGCACGGTGAGCACGACGGGCTCGCCGGCATCCGGCAATCTGACCAAGTTCAGCGGCGCGAGCTCGATCACAAATGGTGATTTGTCGGGCGATCTGACAACTACCGGCACGCTTGCCACGACGCTTGCGACGGTGAACACGAATACCGGCACATGGGGCGATGGTACGCATGTCGGCTCGTTCACGGTCAACGGCAAAGGGCTGATCACTGCGGCCTCGAGCGTGGCGATTACCGGAGCGGCGCCAACGGGCAGCGCCAGCGGTGATCTGAGTGGCACTTATCCGGGGCCAACGGTCGCCAAGATCAACGGCGCCACGCTCGGCACCGTCACGGCCACATCCGGCAACGATCTCGTGGCCAACGGGACGCAATGGGTCTCGGTCTCAACGTCGGGAGACTGCACGCGCGCGAGCTCGGGTGCGATTACGTGCACGAAAACCAACGGCTCCAATTTTGCCGCCTCCGCCACGACGGACACAACCAACGCGTCGAATATCTCGAGTGGCACATTGGCGGCGGCCCGTGGTGGCGCCGGCACGATCAATGGCGCGCTGAAGGGCAACGGCTCCGGCGTGGTCTCGCAAGCGGCCTGCGCTGATCTGTCGAACGGCGCGACGGGGTGCAGCACGGCCACGGGCACGTCCGGTGCGACGCTGCCGTTGCTCAACGCAAAGAACACGTGGTCGGCATCGCAAGCCGGCTCGATCACAACGCTGTCGATCTCAACGGCAACCTTCACGCCGGATGGATCGAATAATCATTATTACATTCTGCTGGTGCACGCGTCGTGCCCATGCACGGTGGCCAATCCGTCGGTTGCGTTCGTTGCCGGCACAACCGGCGTGATCGAAGTTCAGCAATCGAGCTCCGGCTCCGACACAATCGGAACGTGGGGTAGTAGCTACATGGCGCCGTCCGGCACGAGCTCGATCGTGCTTTCAACCGGTGCGAATGCGGTCGATGTGCTGGCCTATTACGTGATCGACTCAACGCACATCCTGTTAATCCCAAGCCTAAATTTCTCGCATTGATGCGCGCGGTTCTCGTATTGCTGTTGCTGCTCGCGGGGCCGGCGGCGGCGCAACCGGTCGCTGGGCTGTTCATGGGCTCGGCCGGCCTGCCGACAACGCAAACGACGTTCACCACGCCGGGCACGGCAACTTGGAACAAGCCAAGTCCATGCAACATCGTCGGCGTCATCGTCTATGGCGCTGGCGGTAGTGGTGGCGGCGCGGCTGGTGCTGCGGCCGGATCGGCTCGGCAAGGTGGCGCTGGCGGCGGCGGCGGGTCGCGTCTCGAAAGGCTGTTTCTGTGCAGCGACATCACATCGAGCGTCACGGTCACTGTGGGCGCTGGCGGGCCGTCCAAGGCTGGCGGCACTAATGCGGGCGGCACGGGCGGCACTGTCGGCGGCAATAGTTCGTTTGGTTCGTATCTCACTGCGTATGGCGGCGGCCAAGGGTCAAACGGGACGGCAACGCCTCTCAATAACGGCGGGGGAACAGGTGCCGGATCGGGGGGCGCGGGTAGTGCTGGTCCAGGCGGCGGATTGCCGTCGGCTGGAGCGGTAACAAGCGGCATTTCTGGTCAAGGTCCAGGCAATGGGGCGGGCCAAAATGGGTTTAACGCGGAGTTCGGTGGGGGCGGTGGCGGCGGCGCGCTCGGTTCGCTGGCGACTGGTCCAACTGGTGGCAGTTCGATCTATGCCGGTGCTGGTGGCGCTGCTGGCGGCGGCACGACTGCGGCTAGTCCAGGCACGTCGTCAACCGGTGGCGCCGGAGGTGCGTCGCAATCTTACGCCACCGGAGGCGGCGCCGCGGGTGGTGCGGTTGATGGCGGCACGAACGCCGGCGGCACCACGAACAGCGGCGGCACGGCGGGCGCAACGGGCAGCTTCGTAGCAGGCGGACAGGGCGGCGGCGGGGGTGGTGCCAACAACGCCGGCACTGGCGGCCGTGGTGGCGATGGCGGGCTGTGCGGCGGCGGTTCGGGCGGCGGCGGTGGCGGTACAAACGTTGGCGGCGCCTCTGGCAAGGGAGGCGACGGATGCGTGTTTGTTGTCGCTTTCTAGTCGCGCTGTTGCTGGCGCTGCCGATCGCGGCGCACGGGCAAACGCTCAATAGTTACACAAGCAACGGCTCGTTTTCGTGGTCGAAGCCGGCGCAGTGTAACGCGGTGCTGGTCGTTGTCTATGGCGCCGGTGGTCAAGGCGGCGGGGGCGCTGGCGCAACCATTGGCTCGCATTTTCAGGGATCAGGCGGCGGTGGCGGTGCACGAGCATCGCATCTGTTTCGCTGCGCGGACATTACCTCGCCAGTCTCCATCACGGTTGGGGCTGGTGGCAGTAGCGGCGGCGGCGGTGGCGTTGTTGGCAACGGGTCGAACGGTCAGGACGGCGCAACATCGTCGTTCGGTACTTATTTGCTGGCCTATGGCGGAGGTCACGGCACGGGTGGTCAAGGGGTTAATTCGTCTGGCGGCAGCGGCGGCGGGTCGGCTGGGACCGGTTCCGGTGGCACGTCAAACCAGACCGGCGGTTTGCCGGCGTCGTCGTCCAATGCCAACGGGATTTCCGGTCAAGGCGGCGGTACGGGCACGGGTGCTGCCGGCAAGAGTGCCGAATATGGCGGCGGCGGTGGGGGCGGAGCCAATAGCGCCGCAAGTCCAGCGGGCGGCGGGTCGATTTTCGGCTCGGCTGGCGGCGGTGGTGGCGGTTTTGTAAGCGGCACGCCAACCGCATCGAACGGTGGCGCCGGGGGATCGTCTCGGGTTTACGTCGATGGCGCAACCACGGCGGGCGGCGCGGCGGGCACGACGGGCGCCGGTCAAAATGGCGGCAACGGTGCCAATGGAACGCCTGATTATGGCGGTCAAGGCGGCGGGGGTGGTGCTGGCAACACCAGTGCGACGGGCGGCGCTGGTGGCGCTGGTGGCGCTTGTGGCGGCGGCGGTGGTGGTGGTGGTGCGGGCAACAATACCGGCGGCGCGGGTGGCAATGGGGGCGACGGGTGCGTGTTCGTCATGGCGTGGTGATGCGCGCGCTGCTCGCGCTTGTGCTGTTGCTGATCGCAACCGCGGCGCACGCGCAAAGCACGGTCAACTCATACACCACGACAAGCGGCTCGCCGTTCACGTGGTCAAAGCCAACGCCATGCAACACGGTTTACGTCGTTGCCTACGGCGGCGGCGGGCAGGGCGGCGGAGGCGTTGGTGCGGCGGCCGGCTCTGGGCGGCAAGGGGGCGCTGGCGGCGCTGGCGGCGCGCTGCAACTCGGCTTCTTCCGATGCAGTGATCTGACTTCGACGGTCACGGTGACGGTCGGCGCTGGCGGTTCGTCTGGCGGCGGCGGGGGAGCCAGCGGTAGTGACGGGCAGGCTGGCGGCAACAGTTCATTCGGTACATATCTGACCGGCTACGGCGGCGGTGGCGGCAGAGGGGGACAGGCAAGTGCCGTCAACATCAGCGGCGGCGGTGGCGGCGGAACGGCTGGCGCTGGCGGTGCTGGAGCGAGTAGCGGCGCAGCGGGTGGCGGCCTACCGGGTTCAACGTCGAACACGTCGGGAGTTGCCGGGCAAGGCGCCACTTCATCCCAGTCTACCGCTGGCAATAATGCTGAGTTTGGCGGTGGTAGTGGCGGCGCTTCATTCAGCACGTTGACAAACAATGGACAGTCCGGCGGCGGCTCGCTCTTTGGCGCCGGGGGTGGTGGGGGCGCCGGTTCAGTGAATGCGGCAAGTCCTGGCACGTCAACGACGGGTGGGACCGGCGGTGCAGTCCATCAGTATGCTGCTGCTGGTGGTGGTACGGCTGGCGCTGTCAATGGTGGCACCAATGGGAGCGGCACGACGGCCGGGGGCGGTACGGCTGGAACTGACGGCAATTCCACTATGGGCGGACAAGGTGGCGGCGGTGGTGGGGCCAATAATGGTGGCACCGGCGGCGCTGGCGGCAATGGCGGGCGATGCGGCGGTGGCGGCGGGGCCGGCGGCGGCGGCACGTCAACCGGCGGAAATGGTGGCACGGGCGGCTCCGGATGCGTGTATGTATTCGCTTGGTGAGCGGAACAAATGACAAGCACGGGCACTTATTCGGCGACGCTGAACACGTACCAGATCATATCCGGTGCGTTGCGGCTTCTTGGCGCAATCCAAACCGGCGAAACTGTCGAGGCGGACGAATATTCGGATAGTCTCGAGGCGCTCAATGCGCTGACGAAATTCTGGCAATCAACCGGCATTCACGTTTGGTCTGAGGTCGATTGCCACTTGTTCTTGAATGCCGGGCAAACCCGGTATGTGCTCCAAGGTGATCCGACGGTCGATGCTTCCGTGCTCACGCATGCAACGGTGACAGCCGGTTACGCACAAACCTCGCTGACAAGCACGGCGGCTTCTGGTGCAACGTCGATTGCGGTTGCCAGCAATTCCAATTTTGCGGCGGGCCGTTGGGCCGGAGTGTGGCTCGATAGCGGCGTCACGTCCTGGGCGCGCGTCGTGTCTGTCAGCGGCACAACGATCTTCCTCGATACTGCGCTGGCGGGGCACGCTACCAGCGGGGCACAAGTATCAAGCTATGTCGCTGACCTGTACCGTCCGTTAAGGGTGCCGGCGGCTCGGCGCTATCAGTATGCCGCGGCCGGTGCCGTGCCGATCGAGGTTCCGCTCATGGTCATGTCGCGGATCGATTATGCCAACGTGCCGAACAAAGCCACGCCGGGCATTCCGACGCAATATTTCTATGATCCGTCGATGAATGCCGGCTCGCAAGCCGCTTACAGCAACACGCCGGGTCAATCGGTGTTCTATGTCTGGCCGGCGCCTAGCAACAATCAGAATGCCATCCGGTTCACGGCGCAACGGCCGTTGCAGGATTTCACGACACAAGCCAACACGGCTGACTTGCCGCAAGAGTGGATTTCGACGCTGCGATACAATCTCGCGGTCGAGCTCGCGCCGGAATATGACTGCGCGCCGCAACGGTTTCAGATGATCAAGATGATTGCGGAGGAGAAACTCGCAACCTCGCAAATGTGGGATCGCGAGCCGGAAAGCGTCATGTTCGGCGTGTCGATGTATCCGGCGTCGCGGACGTAAATGGTTCAGATCGTTGATTTCGTCGCACAGACTTACACGGCGCATTCGCGGCCGCTGAATGCCGCGCGGTGCGTGAATTTCTTCGCGGAGCTCGAGCAACGCGACGCGATGAGCAAGTCTCCGGTCGGCATTTGGGGCTGTCCCGGCATTGCGGCGTTCACCGATACCGGCGATGGGCCGATCAAAGCGCTCGATATGATGAACGGCGTGGTTTACGCCGTCGGCAATAATTATTTCTGGCAAGTCAATTCCGACGGCTCGCTGGTCAATCTCGGCGCGCACAAGGCTACCTCGCCGGTCTCTATCGATAACAACGGCATTCAAGTTGTGTGGGTCGATGGCTCAACCGGCTGGTACTGGTCGAGCGGAACCGGCGTTACGCAAATCACCGATCCGAATTTCTTTCCGTCAAGCACAGTGACGTTTTTCGACGGGTATTTCTGTTTCGTGCGCAATGGCACGAAACAATTCTTCCTGTCGCCGCTCTATGCGATCACGCCGTTTGATCCGTTGCTTGCCGCTTCCAAAGAGGCAACGCCGGATTTGCTGCTGGCGATTGCCAACTCGCACGAGCAACTGTTTCTGTTCGGCCAGGAGCGGACGGAAATCTGGTACGACGCGGGCAATCCTCCGCCGGCATTCCCGTTCCAGCGGTCGGATGGTGCGATCATTCAGCGCGGCACTTTGGCGCCGCTGTCGGTCGTGCTCGAGGACAATACGCTGTTCTTCCTGGGCGATGACGCGATGTTCTATCGCGCCAACAATTTTGTGCCGGAGCGGCTGTCAAATCATGCGGTCGAGAATGCATGGCAGCAATATACCACGCTGACGGACGCGCAATCGCTGGTCTATACGACGCTTGGCCACAAGCAAGTCACCATCACATTTCCGACGGCAAAAAAGACGTGGGTGGTCGATCTCGCGACGCGGCGCTGGCACGAGCGCGAAAGCTGGCTCGGCGCGTCTGAGGATGACTCGATCGGTCGCTGGCGCGGCAACTGTGTGATCACTGCCTATAACCGGGTGCTG